TTTTCTTTCTTCTACTGTCGATTGTCTTGTTGATATACTACCATCCTCACCAAAATCAGTTTGTTGCATTATCTGTTGGTTCATAGACATTCCAGGAACCCCTTCAGGGCCAGCAGGACCAACCTCACCACCTTCTGCTTTAACTTCAACAGTAGATGCTTGAGCTGTTTTAGATAATGGAATGTCAGGAACCTGAGGAGGACCAGGAATATTAGGTATGGTTGGAGGTTCTATAGGTTTTAACCCAAGCAATCCAATAGCTTTATTGATTGCTCCCAACAAAGATTCAACCCCACTATTAATACCATCAATAACAAAGTTAATAGGCTTTGCACTTATATCCCACAAACCTTTCACCACTACATTAAATAATCCAATAATACTATTAAAGAATTTTTTTATAGGATCTAAAAGAATTGCAGGATCTTTAACTACCTTTAATAAAAAATTAAAGACAGCACCAGCTATAATATTACTTACAAATCTCCAAATAGTACTTAAGAATCCTTTAACAGGTTTAGCTGCAGCCTTTAATATCTTCTCTCCCATACTCTCACCTTTGGGATCATCTTTCTCTAACTCTTTTTCTCTACCTCTTTTCTTCGCTGTTCCCATCAACAATCTTTGCTTCTCTAATCTTTCTTCAGTTACCTCATTCTGTTCTTTAAATGAATCACCAATACCATTCAACCCATCTAAAATCTCATTCAATTTAGAAACAAGATCTGTCTTTAAAAATTTAAGAACTTGATCAACTTTATTATCTGGAGATTCTAAATCAGGTTCCTCCTTTACTGGATCCTCTACTGAATCTAAATCTTTACTATCTACACTAGGACTTTTTTTAAAAGGAACTATACTACTTGTTCCAGTAGTATCAGATTGAACTTTCTCATCTACTTCTTGTGCTGTTCCCTTCTTAAATGCTGCACCAGTTATAGTTTTCTTTTTTACTTTAGGAACTACTTTCTTTCTAAGTTCTTTCTCTTCTGCTCTTACTACATCAAAGTATTCTAAATTATTTTCTTCCTTAAAATCTAATGTTGCAGTCTTTAAAGCTTTCCAATAATCGTAATCAGATACACCAGGTTTGATGTACCCGTAGTCTAATAGTATTTCATATGCATTGTCTAGTTTTGCTTTAGGCATTAGAATCTTGCTGTTGCTTTAATCTTTCCTCTTCAAGGTGCTGTTGAAGAAGACCAACATAAATGTCTCTCTCCCAAGGGATTAAATTTTCAATCTCAGTTAATGAATATTTATGGTACTGCATCAATGCAAAATTAATCTTGAAATAATTTTCAAGATCCATATGTACCATCCCTAAGCGAAAAAACTGGACAATCCCTCCAACACTACAGTATTTTCTTTCTTAGTCTTAGGATTAATAAAGGTAACTTCATGAGATAGTTTAGGCATAGTCTCAAAGAACTTTTCAATCTCTTTGAACTGCATACTATTCATCTGCTCAAGAAAGTCTTTTACTTCTTTCTTAGTACAGTCAGCAGTAGCCCATACTTCTTCTTCATTATAGATCTTATCAATACAAGATCCTATAAGATCAAATGATTGATCCACTCCAGCATCCTCACCAAAATCAAAATTGTTTTTTATAAACTCATCCAATGAAGGATACTTCATTTCCATAGTCAAAGTATCATCTAATTTAATCTGCTTATCATGACCATCATCTCTTTGAATCTTAATGTCATCAATATTAATTGTCACTGGAACATTTGTAGTCCCATCATCAGGTGAGATTAAGTTAACTTCTATGTCTTCACCTACAGACTTACCACGAATATGAAGAAAGAGATATTCAATATCAAAAGTAGGAAGTTTCTCTACCTTTATTCCTCTAGTCTGTATACAATTCTTCAATACAGATTTAATAGCTGTAGAAATTTGTTTAGTATCCTCAGTCTCTAATGCTAGAACTAATAATTTTTCTTCTTTAACTAGGAAGGGTCTATATCTAACAGTCTTTCCAGTTGATGGCAACTCAAGTTCATAAGTTGGCGTAGCAATGGTGGGTAATGGCATAATAATTCTTTCAGTGTTTTATTTAGACAGTTTAATTGGCAATAGCATTAAAGTCTATACCCCCTCCAGTATTTTCTAAGAAGGCTCCCCACTGATCTCTTCCTTTTTCAACCACATATCTAATATAAGAAAAATTAACACTACATTTTAATGCGTCACTTCCAGAATAAGTTACTGGTATTGCAGTGATATCTCTAGGAAAAGCATCAACAAAAGTATAGTCTAAAGTATTTTGATTAGATAGTTTCTCTTGATGATAGTGATGATCTCTTTCAAACTTTGTTAAGAATATATTATTTTTATAATTTCTAGGATAAGAATTCCTAACATGAACATAAGGACTAGAGTATTCAACTGTACTTCTTACTCCACTAATATAATCTATCCATGCTTCAAATACTTTTATAGTATTATAATCTCTATCTACATAAAAAGTTAAAGCTAAAGACTCATCATATATTCTTCTATAAGCCATCCTTTCTGTGACTCCCTGATAATCATTAGTAACTTCATGAGTTGCTAATGAAGAACCTGGAAGAGATGCATCAGTACATAGTAAACTAATATTATCTAGAGTATCTGTAACATTATAAGTATCTACATTTTCTCTAATATATGCATCAACTCTAGGAGGTAAAGATAAAGTCAAACGATATAAAGAAGTCTGTGCTACATTTAATAACCTAGACTTTATCTTACTTACTGTTAACTTTTCTGGGGCTACACCTGCCATCTATAAATATTTTAGATTATATATTATGTATAACAGATGGCTGAAAGTATTAAGAGCAGATACAGACCCAAGTATCCTCAAAAATATAAAGGCAATCCAAATAATATAATATGCCGTAGTAGTTGGGAGCGTAAGTTCTGTAGATACTGCGACTTGAATAGTAATATTATAGCATGGGCTTCTGAAGAAATAAGTATTCCTTACCTATCTCCTGTAGATAAAAGACCTCATAGATACTACCCAGACTTTCTAATGAAAGTAAAAGAAAGTAATGGTAACATCAAAACTTATGTGGTTGAAGTGAAGCCAAAGAAACAAACTCAACCACCCAAGAAAAAATCCAGAGTGACTAAATCATATCTGTATGAATTAAATACCTATGCTGTTAACCAAGCTAAATGGAAAGCAGCACATGAGTTTTGTTTGGATAGGAAAATTGAATTCAAAGTTATCACAGAAGATGAATTAGGTATCAAATAATGTCAGAAAGAACAGAAGAACTTCAAGAACAAATTGAAGGAGTTACTGATGCTGATGATATCATGATGAACATTTTAGAAGTGTTCACTCAAACTGAAGTAGTCCCTGATGCAGGAAGCTACTATACCTTTGTATATAATGCTAAAACTCCTGGTGTATTTGATGAGTATCCATTAGTTGCTGTAACCTACGTAGATAGGTGGGGGTTCCAAGGACTTAACTTTCATTGGGGAACCTCAAGGAACTATACATGGAATGAAATTGTAGGAAATCTACATGTAGTACAGAATGATGAGGTAGATTACCTTAGATCATTATCTTATGCAAAGTTTCAGACTAAATAACTAAAAAGATAATAAATGATTATCAGTTCACCATTAATGTTAGGAGGTCAATCCTTTGTCACTAAGACAGTGAACAAAGTAAGTACTGTAGTGAGAAATAATATTATAGCATTAACTCAAGAAGAAAAGAATGAAGCTGGTGATTTTTATAATGCATCTACAGATGAAATTGAATATGCAGAAGTAACTGACAATAACTTTGGAACTAATTGGTTGAAAAAATTAGGAGCTAGTGCTGGATGGATGTCTGATGCTTTAACCAATCCATTACTTAAAGAAACTATTAGAAGAGCAACTGGAAATAATATTGTCAATAAAGCTCCAGAGTCTGAAGCATTAAATGAAGCAATGGATGAATCCTCAGATTCTTGGGGTGGAGTACCTATAGATCCTCTACAATATGGATCCTTTAGATCTACCAACGACATCCATCTAAGATATCCATTGAATCATAGACAAGAAATAGATTACGATTACTTAAAGGTTGATTGTATAGAATACGTAGCAGGCTTTGATATATCAGGAGACAAAAAGGAAACCGCCCAAACCGCTTTAGCTATGACTGGAGCTGATGAAAGACTAAGGAATTCAAAAATTATAGGAACAGTCTTCCTTCCCATGCAACCAGGACTCAGTGATAGCATGAATGTGGATTGGGCTAGTGATACATTAAATCCACTCCAAGTAACAGGAGCTAAAGCAGCAAAAGATCTAATGGATTTTGACTTTGGAAATGCAGCAGGTACAGTTGGAAGTGGTGCAAGGGGTGCAATAGATGATAC